CTGTCAGCATTCGCTCGCGTTCCTTCTTCGGAGTTTCACCCGTCACGCACTCAGCGGTCACGCCTTGCTGACGTAGGACTTCGGCTACATGCTGTGCGTGCTTGACGCCTGTACAAAACACCAGCCAAGCCTTGCGGTCGCCAGCCAGCTCAATGACCTCGCGCACAACCCGCTGATTGTTGTCGTCGGTGTCAACGGCCGCCTGCAGCTCGGCCTCGATGAACTCGCCCCCACGCTTATGCACGCCAGTCACATCCAGCTTGGCCCTGGTGACCTTGGACCGCAGCGTGGCCAGGTATCCCTTGAACACCAATTCCTCGATGCTCACAGGCTCAATCAGGGCATCGAACAGGGCAGGCTTGTCGGTTATCAGGCCATGCCCCAGGCGATAAGGCGTGGCTGTCAGACCGATGACCCGCAGGCTCGGGTTGATTGCCTTCAACTCGGCCAGCAGCTTGCGGTATCCACCCTCGTCCTTGTGGTTGACCAGGTGGCACTCGTCAATGATGACCAGATCAATATGGCCCAGCTCCTTGGCCTTGCTTCGCACCGACTGGATGCCAGCAAACGTGATTGGCTCTCCGAGCTGCTTCTTGCCGATGCTGGCGCTGTAGATGCCCATCGGCGCACCTGGCCAATGCTGGCGCATCTTCTCGGCATTCTGCTCGATCAACTCCTTCACATGAGTCAGCATCAGCACCACAGTCTCCGGCCAGTTCTGCAGCGCGTCCTTGCACAGCGCGGCCACGATGTGGCTCTTTCCTGATCCTGTGGGCAGCACCAGACAGGGATTGCCTGCATGGCCTGCCTCGAACCACGCATAAAGCTGGTCGATAGTTCGCTGTTGGTAGTCACGCAGCATCTTGCCCCCTTGCTTCGATCAGGTTTGCAATGCACCCACCGTAGTTTGAGCCTTGATGGTCAACGTCCCACTGCCTTGCGATGGCTGCACAGGCGTTGCGCTCGGACTCACGCACTTGCCACTCCAACTCTTTCAGCAGGTCTTCAACCGTGTCGCCGTGGCCGGTGGCGTAGCCCTGGGCCATCATCCACTGAGCCACCTTGTTGCGCTCGGCTGCGGCGACAAGGGCTGCGAAGCGTTCAAGGTCTTCATCAATGCCTGTCACGCGCAGCAAGAAGCCGTGCTCCAGGCTGAACCCAGCCTCCCGCGCCATGCGGATGATGTCGTCTCTTCTCATCCCACCACCCTTCCATCAAACTGCTTGCGCAGGTCATGCAGTTGAGTCCAGCCCTTATCCGCACAGGCAGAAGCATTGGCCAGCAACTCCTTGGAGCTGAACACACCTTCCTGCTCAGGGTCTCCGTTGGCCACATTCGTGCCATTGATCTCATACACAGCCGTCCACTCGTCTGGCCCGTCCTTGCGCTGCCAGGCCACCAGATCAGGATGTAGGACATGTCCTTCACATCCATTGCGCTGGGCATCCACCGGTATCACAGCATCCCACTTGGCACAATGCCATTCGCTGTCTTTGGTGGCCGTGCTGTGCGCACAGGTGCGGCAGTTCACATGCTTGGTGGTCTTTGTGCTATGGCAGAACTCGTGCGCATCGCAGAACTTGCACTGATACCAGCTCGGGTCTATGCTGATGGGCGGCGGCATCCGATCCTCTGTGGCAAGTCTGTGGCCTCGCTGGATGTACTTCTCGGCCACTTCTTTGTCGTAACGCACACGCTCAGTGTGGATGCGGTCATCGTCCTTGCAGACTGCCAGATAAAAAGCACGGTCGATCTTGGTGCCATGCATGTAGAGTTGCATCTGCACAAAGTGCTCTGGCTTGGACTTCTCGACGCCTTCTTTCACCAGGTCATCAAATGACTTCTTGCTGTGCGTCTTGAACTCGGCCACATGGCGCTTCTTCGTCGCTTCAGGCACTCCTGACTCAATGATGGCGTCCAGACTGCCAGACACATGGCAACCAAGGTCAACACGGCTCTGTGCGCTGCCTGTGCTGCGCACATCCATGCCGATGGCTCGCAGATCACTGACAATGGTTTCCTCTTCCATCTGGCCCCTGCGAAACAGGCGCAGTACTCGGCCAGGAAACTTGGGCTGCACAGCCCAGCGAAAGCTCAGCCACAGCCACCTGTCGCACACATGGCCAAGCTGGCTGCAGCCCATGTGCGGCCTGGGCACCTCGGCCTTGGCCTCATGTGCTTTGTCAATCAGCCCCTGGATGCTATGATTTGCTTCGGGTATCTTCATGGTTCCCGTCTCCTTCCTGTAGTTGCCACATTGCCCCAGGTTCCTCGCGGTTCCTGGGGCTTTTTCTTGCTTACTTCTTCAGCCAGGGCGGTGCTGCCTTGGCTGGTGCTGCCTGGGCAGCAGGTGCTGCTGCAAGTGCGGCTGGCTTAAATGCTGGGGCTGCTCCACCATTGATTGCGCGATAGCCCTTCACATCGTTGCTGGCCTCGTAGGTCTTGCCAGTCTTTTCATCCGTGCGTGCAGCACGAATTGCCAGCTTGATGTTGACGCTGCTGCCGATCAACTGGTCGGTGTCAGTCACCTTCGACAAGCCAATCGCTCGCATGATGTCCCCCAGTTGCTGGCGGCCAATCTCCTCGGCCTTAGCATTGGCGTTCTTGATATTCAAGTTCGAGAACACAACACGACCCTGGTGGCTTGGGCCTGTGATGTCCAGGCGAATCTTGATGTACTGGCCGGTGCCATCGTTGGTGTCCTTCAGCTCGGCCTGCGTGATGTTGGCGTTGTAGTTGCCTTCAGGCAGTGGTGCATAACTTCCACCGTTGCCTTGCGGCAGTTCGTTTGCGTCAAAAGTTTGTCCAAGAAAAGCCATGATTTACTCCTTGATGGTGATTTTGAAAGATGGGCGGCCAGCCTTGGCCGTGATTGCGTCTGCCAGTGGGCGCGTGATGGTCTCGTCTGCAGCCTTCCAGAGCGCCATGTTGATCTCTGGCGTCCAGCGGAACAAGCGTGCCAGATGCTCGGTCAGGCCATGCTCGGCGGCCAGCTCTTGCAGCTTGTCGCTGTCAACCTTGCGGTCAATGCGGCCAGCGATCTTGACCACAAAGCCTTCTGGCTCAGCAGTCTCGGTGCCCTCGAAGTTCTCAGCCAAGGCCAGCAACTTGACGATCTTGTCCTCGATCTTGCGGCGCTCAGTCGTGGCCTTGCCCTCTTCGGTCTTGTAGCGCAGCCAGTCTGCGCTGAGTGCTTTCAGGTCCGGGTTCATCATGCTTTGCCTCCGATCTTGGCAATGACTGCGCTCAGGTCTGGTGCCTCCCAGGCATCCAGCTTTCCGCTGCGATCTTTGGCCAGCCAGAGGCCATCGCTGTCGCACATCAACGCACGCTGGGTGTTGCCATCGCCATCCTTCTCGACACGCAGGGCCAGCACCTCGTCGAAAAAGTAAGGCAGCGCCTGGCCGGTCTTGTTGCCAGGCATCGAGGGCGCATACAGCACCCGGCCCATCTCGTCCTGCGTCTTTTCCAGCTTGGCGCTCATGTACACATGGCGGCCAGGTAGATCGCGGAAGGCACGAATGATGTCGGCCATCTGCTCCTGCATCGCACCGTATGCCTGCCTCGGGTCTTTGGTGGCCTTCTTCTCGGTGTTCAGGCAGACTTCAGCGATCTCGCTGATGCTGTCCAGTGCCACCGATTTGTAGGCCTTGGCCTCGTCGCTGCTGGTCAGCCAGGTGTAAGCCTCCTGCAGCTCAGTCATCGAGGTGATCTCAATGAACGGCAGGTCGGCGTCCTGGATGGACAGCAGGCCACCTTCTGCCGACAGCACAATGGGGCTGGGCAGCGTCTTGATGAGGCTGGTCTTTCCAGCCCCTGCCTGGCCATAGACCAGGACTTTCACACCGTTGGCAGCCAGGCTGCCGGTGGTCTTCACGTTGATTGCCATGTTGGCACTCCTTCTTGGTTGCTGCGCCTTTGGGTGATTCCGTTCGCGCAGTGGTTGCATCATAAACCGAAAATCGGGTATAGTGCAAGCACCCCCGCAAAAATATTTTTAGAGGTGCAACAAATGATGACTGTTGAGCAGATCAAGAAACGGCTTGAGGACGCCAACCTCAAGCGAGTGGCCGAGAATGCTGGCGTGCATCCAGCCACGGTCTACCGGTTCATGCAGGAGGATTCCAAGCCCCTGTACGAGACGGTCAAGGCGCTGTCGGATTACTTGACACGGCAGGAGGCGGCATTGCATGGCTGACCTCTCAAAAGTTCTCGGCGGTCCTTGG